AGAGATAGATGTCGCAAGACGAATACTGGTTTTAGGTAACCTAGGTATAGGCATATATCTCTAACTACTTTAGATTGAGAAAGTAACCTTGATGAATCTTAATCCACGGACAGGCTGAATTTCGAAAGATACATCCAGCTGACGAGGATCCAGTGTGTTGACAGACGCCTTAACATTCTTGCTGCTTGTGATGATGTTAAGTGCCTGGAAGTTATTTAGAAGTACCTGTACTGTTGCGGATACGATGCTTGCAGTATCAGGAAGAATCTTAACTCCGATGAAGATAGAGTCAAGAAGTCTCCGAACGGTACGAGCAACGAAGTCCACGATCTCAGTAACAGGGAACTCTTGACTGTCTACCGTTGAGCGATCGACTGTTGTATCTTCTGTGATTCGAACGAGATTATCCTGAAGTTCGACGACCGTAACTCCACCATTGCGTAGGCGAAGTTTATCCGTGCGTAGTAAGTTTGTCGCAGCAGATGTGAATCCAGTGATCTGCTTTCTTAACATAGGCTCAGCGACATCGAAGTTACCATTGATTCTCATTCCCGCGATACCGGCCGCTAAGAAAGATCCATTCAAAGTGACTTCGCTGCTACCGATTACACGATTTACTGACGGAGGATATACAAGCATTAAGCGACGTCCATTTCCACCAGCAGCTAAGCTCTGCGCCTGCGCGATAGCTGATGAGATGGTCGTAGACGCGGGGTCAAGTCCCATAATGGCTGTGCGCTCTTTCTTCTCAAGAGGCGCACTGGAATTAACTACGTGAGACTTCACGGAAGGATATAGCATCGCATCTACCGTTAGAGGAACAACGATACTGATTCCATCTACCGTCGCCATCTTGCTTAAAGCATTCTGGAACCCTGCAAGATCTGACCCATCTGCCGGATTTACTTGTACAGTAAGTACTGCGCCCGTACTATTACTATTTTCAAAGACAATCTGTGAGCCAAGTGATAGTGTATTTGACGTGCTCACATCCCCGTAAGCCGCAATGACAGAGTCTAAGCTAGTGAACAGCTGAGGAGCGTAATCTGCAGCGACCTCAGGCGTTCCATAACTTAAGGTGTAAGTTACTCCTGCGGCTGGCTCGGCGGGACCCTTAATAAGGATACCTGCTACAAAACCCAAGCTCGTATTCGCCGTACCATTTCCGATCTGTAACGACGCATTGCTTGTAGAAGTTGTAGATAGTCTGATATAGTTTGCAGGTCCGCTTACAAATACTGAAGGAACAACTGTTGCAGGTAGACCTACAATCATCTGCTCAATGATACCATCTCCATCACTCAACGTTGTTGAAAGATTAGTAACACCACTGTAAGGAGCTGTTAACGTTAGATTTAGGTTGTCTGTAATAGAGAGGATACGATAAGAAACTCCAGGCTGGCTCGCGAATTGTACAATGCCGTCTGCAACGAGATCAGTTAAGAAAGTCGTACCAGTACCCGCGACTGTCGCTAATCCGTTTGTTACAGCAACGGTACCACCGATCGCTGTGTAGTTCGTAGGAGGAATAGTAGTACCTACGAAGGTAACGTTAGATGCCGAAGGGCTTCCGTTGATAAAGAGCTGGAAGGTAAGACCATCTAAGTTTACTCCGAAGGGAAAAACAACTGCGCTTACATCTGTAGAAGCAGTAGCTACTGCTGCACCTGACGGTCCCCAATTAATATTTCCGCCGATTACTTCAACGCCGGCGTTTGCAATACCTAGTTTCAGAGCAACCGCTGCAGTACCGCCTGTTACAACTACTGAGCCGATAGGAGTTGTTCCAGAAGTTAATACATAGAGACCCGCAGAGTACGCTACTGTGAATGTATCATACGCACTCTGGTTAGTAGGGGTAGCTGCAGTTAGTGATCTAACCTTACCCTGAATATCTGCAGCAACGGCTGCTCCAGTACCGCTAGTCGCTAATACAATAGTCTGAATTCCATCTCCATTAATATTGAGAGACAGAGTATCTCCTACTGTCGTAACAGTTGCAGGGCTTGCAGCTGACGTAGACGTAGGCAATGAAAGAGAATAGTCCGTCGTCAGCGTATAGCTAACAAGGTTTTCATCGACGATAATCCCAGGCAGAGATAATGCCTTTAGGGAAAGTGAATCGATGCTATTCGCGACTAGACCGCGAGTAACAGTAATTCCGTTTAGGGTCTTGAATACCTGACCCTTTCCAATGAGGCCGACTGTTCGTAGACCTCCGGGAATCGAAGGCAGCGCTGTTGATGGAACGAACTCAACTACGACTCCTGACTCCGCATTCTGTGCACTAAGGGGTGCTTCGGCCATTGGGATATCTCCTCTGAATACTTCTTTAAAATTTTATTTAGAACTTGATCTTAAAACCTTGGTCAACACCAAAGTCTGTCGTAATGCTACCTTTAATACCCGATACAGTAGAGTTCGGATCTGTTAGATTCTCATCTAGCCACTCAGCATATAAGCGCATCGTTACACCCGACGTATAGTACCAGCGATCATTCTTGAATTCTCTTCTATCCGTATTAATTGAAGTCTTAAGAATACCTATTCCATTATTAGCTAAGTCGTCCGTAATAATTTTAAAGTACTCGTACAGTCTATCAACCAACTCATCTCTAGTGATGATGTCTATCGCTGTAGCTTCTACTAGCACGGTTATATCTAACGGAGCGCCTCTGCGATCACTCATCTCACCGTTGCCATCTACGAATGCTTCGAAAAAATCTTCCTGAATAAAACGATGTTCTTCACCACTTGTAGTCATTACATTAATAGATGGAAGAGAATAATAATCTTCTGGAGTTACATCATTAATTGCAATCCCAGAACAATCAAAGTTTACTGACTCTGTTCCTCTACTTATCGTCGATGACCCAGTTGTCGTCCCCAAGTAATCAGTCGTTAAAGTTAAAGAAGTATTACTTGAAACGGACTTAACGTAATACGAAACACCTGGCTGTCCTGAAAATTGAATGATGCTACCAATAACAAAGCTAGTCGTAAATGTAGTACCAGATCCGGTAACAACTGATGAACCGTTAGTAACACTAACTACCCCAACAGCGGGTGTCAACATCATCGTTACAGCATAGTGATACTTCGGGTCATACGAAAATGCACGACGCAAATTTAAAACAATTGCATCACGTACACGTTTGATAATGATTGCGCCAGTCCACGAATAACTCATATTATGGTAGAGGAGGAACAACTGGACAAGTTAATCCTGTAGTATCATCCGCTAATCCCTCAATAGGAATCTTATAAATGATATTACTTCGTTCCACTTCCGTCGCATTAAACGTTTGATGCAAGATGTGGTGCCGCCACTTTGAAACGTCAACGCTCTCAATCCACATCCTCTGATTATTTCTACGTACAATAAAATCTTTATTATTTAGAAGAGGCTCCCATAATGCCCAACTTCCAACGGAGTTGAACGTACGCTTGATACCTTCTTCCTGAATTGTAATCTGTTGTTGGCTACCAGCTGTCTTCAAACTTACAAAAATTTCAAATGGTCCGAAGTACCCGCCGACGAAAGGAGTTCCGAAACCAATTGTGTCGTTAGGCGTTTGCTGTATTTGTTTACGAATAGGATCATAATAAGGAGAAAGAGTACCAGAGTACATTCTCTTGTACAACAAAACCCTTTCACCACCAACAGCTAACATCCAGCGAAGCTTCTCGCGCATGTCCAAAAATCTTTCAACAAGAGGATCAACTCGATCGAATACGCCTGGAAGAATCTGCAAATGAGCCATTTAGATCCTCCCTAAGATGCGATAAGCCTTCTCCAATATCTCCGGTGAAACTTCTAGAGGCTCACCATCGACTGATACAACCCAAATAGTGCTAGCAAGACTTTTAATTGGTCTCGCTATGTAATAGACTCTATCCTCGTGAGCGAAGGCTTTAAGAATCTCAACTTGGATAGGTAATGTAATTGTTTCACCGATTTCGCAGATGGGCATGTATTAAAGTTTTATATAATTGACTGCTACTGTTGAGCTAGTTGCTGGAGCGGGAGAGATTGTAAGAGTTCTCTGATCCGCTCCCTCCGTAAAACCTACTCCGCGTACACGCGCTACGCCGTTAACGAAAACTTGAACTGTATCAAATCTGAATAGCGATGCAGTCGTAAAAGACGTATTACTCGAATTTATAGTCCCCGAGGGAACTTCATTCGATATAAACGAATCAAATACTAAAGTAGTGGATCTAAAAGGGTGTTCCTCAAAGTCATCGAACGTAACATCTGAAACGGAATTAGAAATAGTAATGTCACTTCTATATCCGGATGCATCTCGCGCAATAACTTTGTAAAAGAAAACAACGCCAAAGGTATAAGGTACCTTATCTATGAACTGATATGTGGGATCGTTTACTTCCGCAATCTTTTCAAAACCCTGGTAC